GTGTGAACTCCTCTCCACTGCTGAAGATTCTTGCTTCTGCCTCTCGCGGTTTCATACTTGTGTACCGTGGGCCGTTCTGAAGCGCCGCTCTACTTGCTTGTCAGTATCAGCCATCATGTTCGCATCAGTTGCAACTGGGTTGGTGTTTTCGTACGGTTTTCTTGCGCAGCCCCTAATATTGGAGGTGCCAGGGCAACGCACGCCTGATTGGTATTCCGACTACGTATCTCTTGATTCGTCTGAGTCACGCGCGAAGCGCGTGGGCCAGTCGGTGGAATGCGTACATCGCAGAGCGGACCCGACATTGCTGTCACTACCAGCCACAGCTGGAAGTATGATGGTGAAGGTCGGACAAGACTCGGGTCATCTTTACTTCGACTCGAGCGACCTCCAATTCAAACGCAAGCCAGTGTTTACCTGTGAGGAGCAGTACGAGTCTGCTCCCAGGGACACGGCAGTCGTGCCTCGTGGCTATCTACAGTCAACGAGGAACATTTTTGTGTTCACGACGAAGAATGCTCTACGCGATCGTTACTGGTTCGTGGAGAGGGTGTGCTTCGCCATGGCGTCCGCCTATTCCTTCGTGGCCCTCTTGTTTGCAGACTGGATCACGAGATGTAGGAAGTTATACAACATGGCAGGGACAGCGGCGCAAGCCGTAGGTGCTCTGCGTGAACGCTTGGGAGCAGACGCTATCCCACGCAAGTCAATGTTACAACCTATGATCGCACTATGTCAGACCCTAGCGGGGCTTTGGTGCGTAGGGTACGTTGCACTTAACATGCACAAACTCGGAACAGCCACAAGGCTGGAATCGCCCAGTGGCCTACATATGTTCGACGACCTCGGACGTAGGGTCCCTGCCGAGAGGCGTATGAACCCAATCACGGGTTTGTACGCGTACGAGCCGCATTGCTTGGCCAAGGAGGCAGGCATGCGAGCGGTCGAGGCGCCCAAGGGGCTGGCCACGATTGCTTACAAAGGACTGGATGGATACCCCGTTCCCTTTGGGTTCGGGATTGTCGGCCAAGATGTAGTGGTTACGGCGCGCCATGTGCGCGAAGAAGCCATTTCACTACAAAGCTCAGGGATGCAGATCCTCTTCGGGAAAGCGGAACTAACACTGTCCAACAAGACAAAGTGGTATCCAGCCCCCCCGCAGATGTTTGACACCGAGCGGATGGACGATTACATCGTGGCACCTCAAGGATACGAGATGGTGACACCAAGGGATTTTGTGGCTATGTACTTTTATGAGTCAGGAGCCCGGTTGGGCAGCCTACGCTGTTGGTCAATGACTGACACAGCAAAGAGCCCCGCCGTAGCGTGCTATCATTATAGGCGCGAGGACGATGAGTGGATCCTGTATAGGACTTCTGGCTCAATTGAGGACATTGGCCTCCCAGCGAGGGGCCTGTCCCGACATACTGCGTGCTCGGTCCCTGGAAGTTCAGGGTGCCCGCTGTTCACGGTTGATAAGCAGCCGTTGATAGCTGGCTTAAATCTCGGACAACGCGGATTCGTGGCTAAGGGTGAGGATAAATCTCAATTCATGGTTGATGTAGCGATCAGCTCCAAGCAGCTAGTGAAGCATTTTGCGGACCTGGACCTGTTTGAGGGAAAAACCGTAAAGTGGAAGCGCGAGGTCCCAGCACTGCTGGTTGTTGTCCCCCATGTCGGGGGAAACGACATTAGGTCGGACACTTCACTAGCAACGGAGGAGCGCTATATCGAGGAGTATTACAACAAGAAATATCAAGTTGAAGATCTCGAGGTAGATTATCGCCCACAGACGGACGACGAGCTACTGGAGAAGCGAGGCATTCGTGCCTCTCATTCAAGCGGCGTGGTCGAATTGCAAAAGACGATGAATCGACACGCGATAAATGCGTTGAGAAAGAAGTCACCGCCCAGGGAAGCAACGTGTGCGACTGTCGTTGCGACCCCGCACAGCTCAGGCGAAGAAGGTTATATAAGGATATGTGACCATCATCGCCCAGCCGAGCGTTCATGCCCTTGCTGCGCAGCAGCCCCGGTGGCCCCAGAGGGCCCAGGGGTCTGCACCATGTGCTCCATAGCTGTGAGGCTGGAGACGCCAGGTGCAGATGAGGGAAGCTCAGAGCCGCAATTGCCCGAAGGGGACATGCGGTATCTGCGAGGAGAGACCGTGCTAGTCGCGGAGGATGGTGAGGAGATATTAGACTCATCGGGAAAACCGATGCTGAAGCAGATAGCGACAGTGTTGGGCTTGCCCAATAAGTGCATTCCCCCACCTAAATACCCCGCGAATGCAGATATAAAGGAAATAGCGGAAGAGCGAGGCATGTCAGTGGACAGCTATACCATGCCAGTAGGCAACAACGCTGATGTAAAGAGCTCATTGCGAGCAAATTGCAACAAGCGATTGCCGCAAGCGACGGAGATGCATCCGATAGCGCTGGCCTCGTTTCTCAACTCGCAAAACGTGACCTCTCCGGAATCACAAAGCCTAGTGTCAATAATCGACAAGACTAACAATGCCATTAGCTCCCTAAACTTGAAGAAGTCGGCGGGCTATACAGGCTTGATTCAGTCATGTGTGACCAAAGAGGATGTGGTCCGGAAGGACTCGGCAGGGCTGCGTGCAGCCGCGATAGCCCGGGTACACGCCCTGGCGAAGGCGTGCCCGAAGAAGGTGGCAAGAATGTCAGCTTTGCAGTTGGTGCAAGCTGGGCTGCGAGATCCGGTGATCCCGTGCATAAAACCCGAACCACACCCGGACCGGAAGGTCTATGACGTGGTGGACGGGCAAAAGGTGCGCAAGAAGGACCCGCGATGGCGTTCGATACTGGTGCAAAGCACCGTCGACGAGGTGGTGGGAAGAATACTGCACAAGCAGCAAAACAACGCAGGCGTTGCCCACTACCAAAACGCGCCCCTACAGCACGTTGCAGAGGGACAGTCCACCTTAGGAGCGTCTCAAACAGATAGCGGTATCATTAGGCTAGGCTTGGTGATCTTGGCCGCTGTCGCTCTGCTGCCTGACAACTACCAGATCCTTGCGGAAAGCTCAGACGTGTCCGGAATGGACTGGTGCGTCGGTGCCGTTGGGGTTGCCGTAGATACCCTAAGGAGGTTGAAGGCTTCAATAGCGTCAGACCCAGGTCTTCGGAGGAGGGAGGACGGCAGCATGAAGCTGTCGTACTTCGATATAGCCTTGATCAACTACGGGTTGGTCACGGCGCTGCCGATGTACCTTGTTGGTAATGCGCTGTATGCTCAGTTGCAGAGAGGAGTGACGCAATCAGGCGTAGTAAGCACAGGACAGATGAACTGCTCCGTGCGAAGCTACGCGGACCACTTGTACGTAGCAGTACGGTGCGTCGTTGCAAACTACGAGAACGGACTGTTCAGGTATCGCGTACCAATGTCTCACGGTGATGATTGTATAACGATTCGCACCGGGGACTCGAACCTGTACCCTGAAGAGTACGAAAACAAGTCGTCGTTGAGTTTGCGGGACGTGATAACGGGGGACTTAGCCTCACCTGTCTCATACCTTTCAATGAGGTTTGTGTTGGGGCAGGCGCACTATGAATTCTTGAATGAAGAAAAGGTGCTGAGTTCTCTGTATCACAAGACGATCACGTCCGAAATGCTGCTTGGCATCAGCGTGGCTTGTCGCCATACGCCTGCCATGACGCGCTGGTTGGATGAGCTGCGAAGGAACTACGGTCATGCCGAAGGAACCTTTGCAGGCATCTTTGACTGCTGCGCCGACGATCCGTGAGGTCGGCAGCATGAGCCGCAATACCGCCTAGAGCGTGAGCGGCGTCGCATGGAGCGACACCAAAAACAGAAACAGGACCACACGAGTCGCTGATCTTTGTTTTTTATAATGCAAGTGCATGTGCATGAATTCAGGCTGTGAAAGTCGAATTTAGGCCGTCTAGGTCGAATTTAGGGCTACGGCTCACAATTTTGTAATTGGGACGCGCTCCCGATGCAGTGCAGGAATTTAGGCTGTCTAAGTCGAATTCAGGCCGCCAGGTCAACTGCCAATTAAGGTCACCGGACCTAGGAGTACGCTCCTAGCGGACCGGACGCACCGCGCTCATGTAGCGTAGTGGAAAACTTCCACTGGATAAGGTGCAGGGGG